TCCCCTAAGCGCATGAAGGCTAAATACTCCTCAGCGTTCTCGCCCTGTCCATTACAGCGGCTAACTACAAAGGCTAGTTTACCATCTTTGTTGCTCTCAGCTTGTTTAATCCAGGCTAATGGTGAGAAATCAGATCGTGCCTTTACTTCTATTGAGAATGGTATCCCAGTTATATCCTCGCCTTGTCTGCCTGCCCCGGTGGACTCAGCGTAGGGATACCATTGCTTCAACCAGTCAGCTACTACACGCTGTGTCTTGTAGCCCCTGTGCTTGCGATGATTAGCCATTGACGGCATGACATTTCTCGCATTGCCATTGCAGCGGTGATAGACTAACTGTCCAAACGCCTTCATCCTGGTCAGGGATGTTGTTGCACATCTGGCAGACTAGCATTGGCACATCGCCGTAGAATTCGACTGTGCCATCTGGTCTTGTTACTTCAACGTAACCCATCATTCAACTCCTTCCGGTAATCGAAACTTGCCTGTTGTCTTTGATAACACATACCAAATTGCGGGACATTGGTCTGCCTTTTGCAGTCCTTTACCTGAACATAAAGCACCACGCCAAGCCTTGCCGTTAGTAATGCCTGACTTGATTGTGCGCTCACCGTGTGAACATGTTGGAATTGGCTCAGCTTCTCCAAAGGCTTGTTGCACCATTTCAGCTGCTTCACCAAGACTTACAACTGGTTGCTTGGGTTCTTCGCTAACAAACTCATCCCAAGTGTTATTGATTGCTAATGGTGCATTAGCGATAGTCTCACTGGCCAAGTCGTTCTTTACTCTAGCGACTTTTCCCATTTCTTCGCGGCTAGGCCTTTTTCCTTTAGCTGCATAACCTGCGTTTGCAAGTGCTCTACCGATTGCGCTAGTCTCACAATTCTCCAGTGCGCTAGTCGCATTAACGCCGCGATCAGTAATCTTCTCTTCAGCGTATCCGGTTGCGAACGCGACACCATCTGCAAAAGTCCGGTATATATACGCTTTAACAATAAATCTATCATTCGCAAAACTCTCCAGTTCTGTGTCTATGCGGAAGTCTGGAAAGTCCTTAATAAACTTCTCCAGGCGAACTTCCACGGTCTCGTAATTGTCTAGGTTAAAAGCCATTTAATACCCCTTGTGTAGTGTTTCCGTTGGTCTTTGCATACTCTATCTGTTGATCTAATGAGAAGTATGAGCCATCAGCCCACTTAGATACATCTATTGCGCAATCATTACAGTAAGAACGTTTGCGCCCGTGGCTCTTAGGTAGTTCGCTGACTACTGTCCAAGCAGCTTGTGTTGTTCCTAATGAATTGTGGATACCCCATCTGCTTTTGCAGTAATCGCACCAGACTCCATGCTTCGCTTTAGTAAGCATCAAGATCGTTGTCGAAGTCGGTAAGTGCGATGTGTCCTGCAATCGCCATGTATGAAATAGCGTCTGCGTATGAATCGTGATGCGTTGCTTGCTCAGACAAACGCGAGATTTTGACGAGTGCCATACAGATTGCGACTTCGTGAGGTTCGATGCCACGATTGAGATACGCACTCCATAGTTGCGCAATTCGAATGTGATTAGCAGTTGGGTCTCCATACTGCAAACCTCTGTCATACAAGAGTTTGGTGCTTTCAGTAAGGAGTTCATTAGCGATCATTGCGAACCGGTATGCGTAATAGGGAACGGCCAGCGTGCCAGCCTTCTCGCTTGCCTCTGTTGTAACCTTGCCAATAGGCATAGAACACAACCAACGGGCTAAAACATAATAGCCCTACAGCTTCAAAGTATGTTAAATCAATCATTTGTAGCCCCTAACTTGTCCACATATCTTGTGGATTTAAGTTAAGTGTGAACTACTTTTGGGTCTATTTCAACCTCATACAAGCATATTTTAATAACGATTTGATAACAAAATCTTCTTCAAATCCAAGCCATTCTTCGCCACAGCAAGGCTTATCCATAGACTTTGCCTTCAAATTGGAATGAGCCATCCTTTTCAATAGGCACAGCAATAGGCAAGACACGCTTACGATCTGTGTAAATAACACCAAAGCCTGCCTGCCAGTTAAAGGTGCCTTTGGTGTAGTAAGCCTGACGTGTGTCCATCATATGGCCTACTTCAAAACCTACTAATCTGGATACCTCTAAACCGCCTGAGGATTGCGTATAAGACGATATTCCTTGCCTGTGTGTATGTCCACAGACTACGCTCTTTCCGTGTCTCTTAGCGGCTTCTAGGGCTGTTATGCCCCCTTGTGGCTTTGTGCTCTGCTCATCGCCATGCACCATAATCCAATTAGTGCCTGGAATCTCGTAAGGCTTCTTGTGATACTTGATGCCTAACTCTGGTAAGCGTAGAAAATTCTCTATCTCTAGTTCAGGTGCGCCTATCAGTCCAGGCAGTCTAGTAGAAATGGAGTTAAAGAGCCGCGCTCCGTGGTTAGATCGTGAGAGCTGTGTGATTTGGAGGTCATACATGACATCAACGCACATGTCTCTGTCTGCTCCGATGGTCTTGGAGTGTTCATCAAAGCCTGAACTCCAGCGACTAATCGTCTGAAAATCAATCTCATCACCGACACAAAGAACCTCATCTGGCTTAAACTTCTTAATAAACTTTGCTACGTTGGCTACTGCTTTTGGGTTGTGAAAGGGAACTTGTAGATCACTTATCACTACGATTTTCAAGGTTAGTCCTCGTCATCCTCATAGGGAGTGAAGTTCGGATTGTCTGGGTCGAAGTCAATAGGCGTTGGAAGTAGCCACTCTGGGTAACTGGCCTTGTCCATAATCATTGCCATTGCAATATCTACAGTAAATCCAGCCTTGCGCAAAGCCTTGTAATACTCGTTCAGGCCGATGCAATACATCTCTAAAGCTGAGTATGTATCGTCTTGAACTTTAACCTTGCGTGCCATGTCTAAATTATCGCTCTAGGAGTATGTTATAAATCTCATCAACACGCGAGTTCAGGCGTTTAATTTCGCTAAGTAAATGAGTGATGACGTATCCAGCAAGGCCGCCTATAACGGCTATTGTAGATATGTAAAGGGTGAAGAAATCCGATTGACTCACTTTTGAATTACCAGCGTTGAAAGGTTAGCTGTGCCTGCTGAAGTAATTGCATAGATTGGATTGCCGTGGTTCTGGATTACAACCTTATCGCCGTTGTCCATGCGGTAACCATTAGCAACAGTTAAATCAGCGCCGCCAATATACAAAGTGCCTGATGATGAGTGGAAGTGGACTTCCTCAGCTGCCTGGTCAAGGGCAACTACAATAGAAGCTGTAGTTGTTACTGTGTAGTTTGCGCTAGAAATTGTCATTTTATGATCCTTTTGTTAGTTGTTATTTTTTAGGTGTCGCATATCCAAATACTCCGGCAAGAATAGCCCAGAGAACTGCGCGGTAATCAAGTGAGAAGTTGCTTGCAGCCCAAGCTGCTAAGAACGCACCGGACATAAGGAACATAGGATGTTTCATTGCTTACTCCCTAACATAGGTATTTCAAAAAAAGAACTATCTGTGTCAGCCTTACCCTTATTGAACGAGATGTGGATATGGCTGGTGTGTGGGTTAATTCCTGTGTATTTACGCCATTTCCAGTTAAGGATTCGACTAGCGATTTTCTTATTATGTATGACATAACTAATTCGTTTAGCAGGATCAGACTTTGCAAATGCACGAATCTGATTTGCCAGGTAGATACTTTCAGATTTGTGGTCTGTGAGGTCTGCGTCAATATCAAGGGCACGAACCCACCCAGTAGCATCAGGCGTATGGTCTGATTTACTGTCGTGTTTAGAGTCTCCGATAGTGCCGTCAGTTCTACGGTCGCGGTTCGGATATGTGTCATCTACTTGCTCACGCAGCTGAATAACACTTTTGCTTAAACGTGGTTTCACGCTAATAGCAAGGCCGCTTCATCGGCAGTAATGCCCAAACGCTTTAGGAGTGCAGCCTTAGCTGTTGCCTTATCTGCATCTGCCGCATCTTTAGCCGCTTGATCTAGTTCGGCTTGTGCTTGCGCCGCTTGCATATCCGCAATCTCAGCATCGGTTAGTTCAATAATGGAAGTTTCACCAGTTGTGCAGTTTACTTCTACGCGTGTTGGTTTTGTCATTGTTTTCTCCTTATGAGTTCTTGATGCCGTATAGGTAAAATGATGAATATTGTAAAAAACTTCCAGATGTAGTTGCTAGTCCTACTGAAGTTATTGCCGCTGTATTGCTCCACAAAGTTGCAAATAATTGAATATAAGCCTCAGAAGCGTTTGTTTCGGTAACTGAATCAGCACTTATAGATTTGAAGTTTGCACTTGCGTAATTAGGAATATAAATTTCACCATTATCAAAAGTATTAGCAGTATAATTATTTGCTTCTGCAATGCCAACAAGATTGGTGCTACCACTTCCTGAGCCTGGACTTACTGAACCACCGCCATATAGCGAGCGATAGGTAAAATTTGAAGTGCTACCGTTAAGAGTTATAGCCATATTTTGAACCGCTGCAGCGTTGCAACGGCTTGAATATTTGACCAATAAATCTGTGTAGGTGGCGGGTATGCTAGAAAATGTAATTGAAGCAGTTGTTGTAGCCAATGTTTTTGCTTCTATAAGCGTATATGTATTAGCCATTATGCCGCCGCGATTCCGTAAAGGGTAAAAGTTGAACCAATTGCAAAGTTACCAACAAGACTGTAAATATCTATTGTAGATATAGCAGCAGTAGAACGCCATAAACCAACATTGGTGTCTGTTGAAACTGCCGCATTGTTGGCTCTCGCAAGGTAAGTCTTATTGGTTGTTGCATTTGAGTAGTTTTGAATTTGAACTATATTGTTATAGTTAAAATCTGTGCTAGAAAAAGTAGCGTTCCATTGAATATAAGCATAGTTCGCGCTTGTTGATCGCCCAGAAACTGCGGAAGTGCCATTCCCATATAAGTAAGTTGTTGAATAATTAGTTCCAGTATCGGAATTGAATCTCAAAGCAGGGTAACCACTTGCGCTGCTTCCTTTGATATTCATAACTAATACCAAATCAGTATAGGTTGATGGTATTGAACTTAAAGTGTATTGGTTTACTGCGATTGAAATCGTAAATGTCGCTATCGGTTCATAAGTTGCGCCAGCAGCCATTGTCTATCCTTTAATTCCGTATAGGGCGAATTGAGAAGTGCTACTAAAATTACCACTAGACGCTGTAATTTTAATGCTAGTTATAGCAGAAGTTGAACGCCAATTGCTGCTATACAAAACTACATATCCACCAGCGCCATTCATATCGCCGCCTGCTAATGACCTTACAGTTTTATTTTTAGTTGTATTTGCATAATCAAGAATATCTGTAACGCCAACTCCAGGATAAGTTGTAGAGTTTGGAGTTAATCCAGATACTCCATAGGACTGTGTTGCACCTGCCCCAGCAGAAGCAGCAGTCCCATTGCCAATTAAAGAGTGGTAAGAATAATTTGTTGCAGTATCGTTATTAAATTGGATTTGGAAAAATCTATCTGCGACTGAGGTAATTGCATTATGTCTAATTTGCAAATGAGTAAAAGTTCCTGGAATTGAACTAAAAGTAATTACTCCGCTCGAACCAGTGCCAACGGCAGTTGCAATAGATTCATAGGAGTTAGTCGAAGCAGCAACTCCAGCCCCTAAAAATCCAGCAATAGCATTACCTATCATTAGGCGATAGCACCGACTACATACCAAGTATCTGTTGCAGTTTTAATGCAAGCAGCGGTCTTGTATTGTGCAAGGGTAGGAGATGCGGCTGTTGCTCCAGCGGATAGAACTGTGGTTGTGCCTGGGGTAACGGCGCTGATTGTGCAAAGGCCGACACCCTTGTTTAGGATCGTAATAACTGTGCCGACTGGGATTGCAGCTGTGGCATTGGTCGGAATGTTTAGGGCTACTGCCGTGGCTTTGTTCATTGGCACTAGGTTCTGATAACTATCAGCCAAAACTAGCGTGTAGTCAGCTGTCTTGTCGGTTTCAACGTCAAACGTGACTAAGCCGTTATACATCGCAGCTGAGAGAACGTCTCCGGTGCTTGCTGGAAATCCTGTTGCCATTTATTACCCCTTAATATGTCATTACTGACGTGCCGATTATACCGTATAAAGAACTGCCTATGATGAAACTGTCGATGATTGGCTCACTTGTTACAAAGGTTGTATTCCAAGTGCCTGGAGTGATTTCGTGGCTTACTCCCATACATTGCAAAGTCTTGTCAATAACTGTGCCGTCTTGCCCTACGTTCTTTACACGGATTGTGTCAAAGAAATCTAGGCTAAGGGCTGCTGTTGTGCCTGCTGCGTAGTCGGCAGTGTTTAGATCAAGAGTAAGGGCATCAACCCGTAGAGTGGTCTCTGCCCGTGTCGCAGTGTAAGCCCTGGCAATATCTAAAGCCTGTGCGTCTGTCTGCACTAACAACTCTGTGGCTGTATAAGAGTGTGGGAAATACTTGATTTGGCTGGCCGTGTTGCTTGCAGTCTGGGCTGTGCCACCTGCGCGTGTGATGCTGGTTGTGTTAATTATCAATTTATCATCCAGCGCAGTCACTATATTTCGATATGAGATGCCCGTGCCGTCATTGGAAAAGAATGTTGGGTTGACTCCGGACTTAGCCTGAATAGATGCTCTGGACAAGAACTCAGCGTTGCCAGATGGCTTTATGTAGAAAGCACCCTGCTCGCTAAACTCCATGTTCTTGATTGCCTGGAGTGATGTCCGAGCTGTGCCAGGGTCTGCCTGAACGGTGGTTGAACCCGCTTCAATCTCACGCATAGATGCTGGAAAACCGATTGTGTCTAGGATGTCTGTTATGCGGTTGCCTGTGGTCTCACCTACGGTTGCGCCTGTAACGGTAGTTATGTTAGACATGTTAAACAAACGGAAAGCATCTGATAGTTCTATATCTACATAACCAATGTTCTGCTCTTTGTCCCATGTGTAGTTATATGCGATTGTGTAGCCTGAGAATAAGAATTCCTCATCTGCTGAAATACGCACTTTGCGCAAAGGCACTAACTTGCCAAAATAAGGCGAGGCAGGGTTAGTTGGGTTCCAATCACCGTTCTGATCTAATACCCTAATAGTAGCTGTGCCAGCCTGAAATTCCTCTTGGATCAGGTTATATCCACGTCTAATTGCAACTCTATTGACTTGGTTTGATATGTCTATCGTGTCAGCCGCTTGGTCTGCCAGCGTGTTAAACCCTAATACACCCTCGCCAATTATGAACGGGTAGCCAAATACGGCACCAGAACTAAAGTCAAAAGTAACAACAAGGGTGGGTGTTGCCACTACATACCGCCAGCAAAACTTTGAATGGTGCTGTAATTGTTGCTGTTGCCATTGGCTGAGTTATTGACTGAGGCCACGCCTATGCCGTATTGCGCAGCTGATGGATCAATAGATACAACTATGTTCATTGCGCCAGTTGTTGAATCGCGTCTAGTAAAATCGTCAACGTAACTTGGCATAGTGGGAATAGCCGTTGGATAAATCGAAGGCAAGAAAGGCTGACCAAATCCAGTAGTGCCATAAAAAGACTTAAGTCCTAAAGGATTGTTTGGGTCAGTTCCTAATGGTGGTATTACTGGTGTTACTGGTGTTATTGGTGTTATTGGTGCTTTTGGAATTGGAACTTTAGGTGCGCCAAGCAATTCAAGTTCTTTTCTTATTTGTTGCAAAGCCGCCAAAGCTGCTTGAAGGGCATCTGTGAAACCACCAAGAGGATTGCTTGAGGATAACCTCATTGCTGCTATTTGAGATGATAAAAGTTGTTGCGCTAAGTTGCCAGCTTGTTCTGTGTTGCCAAGAAGGATTGCTTGTTGCAGTTTAAGTCTTAGTGTTTCATCGGCAGAAACCTTGCCCATAAGCGCAGCTGTGTTCTGGATTAAATCCATGTTCATTACGGCTGAGGATTTGTCAAGAATGGCTTTAGCCTTTGTTAAGGCTGTTTGTTCTTTTATCGCTTTAGTCTGCTTAACTGCTAAAGCTGCTAGTTCCTTTTGGCGTTTAGCGGCGAGTGCATCAGCCTTTTGGCGATCCTTTAGATTTTTCATAAACGCAGGAGTTAATCCTGGGTTAATTGCAGACATCGGATCGTAAGGAGTTCTGTTTCGGCCTTCTCTTTCAGCAATAGCCTTATTAGAGTTTCGTGCACTCCAACTGCCAATCTTGCCTAAAAATCCAACCATTGTTCCAAGTCCAGCAACAATATCTGCTACAACTTGACCCATCTTTTCGATATTGGTTGTAGCCTTGTTAATATCGCCACCGCCAAAGGCTGAGGTAATAGCGTCAGTTAAACCTCTACCGATAATCTCTTTGGCATTACCTGAAGCAATAGTCAGGGCATCCATCTTGCCAGCGTAAGTAGCAGCAGCTAGAGAAGCCTGGCCTGTAAAGGTCTGGTTTAACTTGTCCTGAATCTGTTGAAAGGACATTGTGGCAAGTTCAGCCTGGGTGAGTCCTAGATTGTATTTTCTAAGTCCTTTGAGGTTGCCAACGTAAGCCTGTGATAAATCTGTTACCGCTGTGCCTAAATCAACGCCTGCGCCTGCTGCGGCGTTTAACGCAGTTCGCATAATGTCTTGAGATGCGGTTACTGACTGTGTGACTTGAATTAACTTAGCCATAGCAGGGCGTAAAAGGTCATCAGCTACTGCATAAGTCTTTTCAAGTCCTTGAATAAAGTTTTCAACGTTGGTTGCTTCGTAGGCTAAGCCTAAGTTATTTACGGTCTGGGCTAATTGTCTGGCTGCTTTGTCATCTGCAACAAACGCTTTTAATGAGGCTTGACCATAACGGAAAGCCTTTTGCGCTCCAGCCAAGCCAATGTAAGCCTTAGCAAGTGATTTAACTCCTGAGTTTAGGCCTAAAACATCTTTGTTGGCTTTGTTAAAGGCTGGCTTACCTTTGTATTCAGCACCAATACCAACTACTAAATCAACTTTGGCCATTACACAACCCGCCTGTTCTTAAAGTTATCTGCCGCATTTTGCAATGCTTTCATTACTGCGGTGGTTGCTCTGCCTTGATCTCTATTCCATGCAGCAAACATGGCACGCCCTTGCAATCTGCCTTCTCCTACCATTGGCCCTAAAGCCTGAGCAAAGTTAGGTCTGCTTGATTTCTTACCACTAGGCGCACGAACACCGGCACGTTCATAGATAGCACCAATAGCAGACTTGTTACGAATAGAAGCTGCATAAGAGAAGCCACGATAGTTAGGCTTAGATGGGCTTGTGCTGTAACTGATACCACGCTTAGCAATTTTTGAATCCCATGCAGGAAATCTTGCTTCGCTCATTGCTCTAGGCCGCCAACCTGATAAGGGGCTAATTGAGGGAACAAGGTTTCGAGCGTTCTGCACGATTGGCTTTAATGCTGCAGCCATTTCCTTTTGTGTTTCTTTGGCTAGGTCAGGTTCGAAATTGCGTAGGGCGTAACGGAGTTGTTTAACGCCTTTTATTTCCGTTGCCACTATTCATTTCCTTTGCTCTGTCCTTCATAGCCATCAAATAAGTCTTGAACATTCGCACATCCATATCAATAAAGGATTGTGCAGGAATTCCCGTCTCTAGGCTCATTCGTGCAATGAGGTAGTGAAGGGAATCCCTAGTTAGTCCAAAGGGTCATCATCAAGAACTTCCACACGCACGAGCGTATCCAAGAAATCTGCGCCAAAAGGCTTAACAGTTTCTCCCGATCTACGGATGCACTCCCAGGCTAACCAATAAACGTCAGTCTGTTTCTCATCCTCACGGAAGGCTTTGTGTAAGCCTTTCTTTGCGTATGCTTCAAATGCGAACTCTATTGCTGGTGTGATTTGGTGTGTGGTATCGCTACCATCCACCCTTACTATTCTTAACTTTGCCATGTTAGCCCTTTTCTGTTAGTTGTTTAGAATGTGCCTGAGCTTGCTACAACAGTTGTGCTGTTGCAGGTAAATGTGATGTCAAACGCAGCTTCGTCAGCGACAGCACCAGAAATGTCTGGAATGTTGTCTACAAGGATTGTGCCTGTGTAGAGTTTGTTGGTTGCTGATACTGCTGTTGCCTTATCCTGTAGAGCAGAAAAGGCTACGGTTGTGCCGTATGCAGCTTGTAGAGTTGCTAGGACTGAGCCTGCTGCTGTGTCGTTCAAGAATGATACTGTGATGGTGTCAGCTGAAAGTCCGGTAACGAACTTGTGCGCTGTGTCTCCCATAGCAGTAACTTCTAATTGGTCTGCTTGGCGGTTTAATGTGAAGGCTGTAACGTGATCTGATAGATCAACTGTTGCAATCTTTAAGCCAACTTTGTTGTTTAAGAAAATTGCCATTGTTTATTCCTCGTCTTTCTTGGCTGGTGCCTTTGGGGTGGATTCAATTTGACCAATCTTTTTCAGAAAAGCCAAATCCTCAGGTGTTAGATTATTGGTCATTTTTAACTCCAACTCGTAAGAATACTCACACGTATTTCCGTTGTGAGAAGGTCTCCAGCTGTTGTATCAACTGATACCCCAGACACAGAGCCAATGTTATAGTTTAGCGTAGACGCAGCTAGTTTAGTGAATACATCAACAATGAAATCTTCCATGCTTGCAAGTGAACCTTGATTGTCAAGTAATGGCAAGTAAAGTTTTAATCTAAAGTTAGCCAAAGGTGCAATGGTTATATGTTGGTTATTGCTTGGCACAATATAAGGATCATCAGGTTCTACAACTACGCTATTGGCCAGCGGTGAGGCAGGTGGAAAAGAGAACACCTGCCATACCGCTGGATTACTTAAAGCCGTTGCAATGGTAGAACGGAGAGTTGTGACGGCAACTGTCATCCGACTAGTCCACTTGGGTTTAAGTAATTCGCAATTAAACCTCTAACACGCGCTAAAAGAGTATTGCCCATACGGTAAGGTGAAGGTGTAAAGCCATCTGGTGAAACTCCACCAGCATTTGAAAGTTGTCTTGATTGCCAGATGTCCACGGCAATTAGTAGTGATGCTTCTCTAATTTCTGGAACTGTGGCGAAGTCTATGTTTGTGCCAGCCGCTACTGTGGCGAATGGTTGAATTGGGTTCTTAACCTGATCTGTGCCTGTGGCTGCATAGGTTATGGAATAGTTATAAGCCGTCAAAGAATAGTTTTGGTAGTTAAGTGCAGATACCTGGACTGCGCCGTTAATTTCAGTGATTGTCTTTGTGCCTGAGAATGGTGAACCAGCGTTTGTAATAGTTACGCTCTGGCCCACATACATGCCGTGTGGTTGTTGAAAGTAAAGTGTTGCAAAGTTATCGGTAAGACTTCTAGCAGCTGCGTAATAGTTGTTGAACCATAAATGGCTCTTGATTATGTTCTCAGCGGCCTGAGCGCACTCTTCAACTACGTCATTGCTATAGAGAGAACCGATGCCTAGAACGCTGCGCAGTTCGGCCTGTGTTACGTATGTTGCTGGCATAATTTCCTCTCTAATTAAAATTGAAGGGGCTAAGGGCTACAAAGCCCCTTCAACACGTTTGCTAGTTGCTAATTAAGCAACCATCCACTTATAGCCACCGGCTGTGCCAACTTTAGGGGCAATGGCTCCATAGCCGTAGTAGGCAACGTTGATTTGACCGGAAGCGATAACTGCTGCTTCTAGTTTGAATGTTGGTGATTCATACCATGTGTAAGAATCTGGGTTTACAACGATGATTGATCCATCGCCTGTTCCTGAAAGGTTGCGATCAACGTAAAGGTTTAGACCGTTGATGTTACCTTGTAGTGAAGTAGGTGATGCGTTACCACCAGCGTTTTGTGGTTGGGTCGCAGTATAAATTGCGCGATTATTTCCATCAACAAGACCCATGATTGCGCCCCATTGTGCAGGAGATACGATGATGTTCTGTGCAAAGCCTAGTGTGCCTGAGTAAATAGATACTGCTGCATCTGATACGAAGTCAAGAAGGTTTGCTGCTGACATTGTGCGGTTTCCACCGTCTGTTGCATAAGCATCAATAACTACTCCAACGCGAGTATCTGTTGCCTTTGCGTATGCGTATTCCATGTTCTTAACAAGTTCAGCAAAGAACGCTGGAGAAGAACGATCAAGGATTTCAACTGAGAATGTTTGTTGTCCAGCAAACTTCTGAACTGCAACTGAAAGATAAGAATCTTCCAAGTCTGTGTTTGATGGTGTGCCTTCTTCAGCTGTAACTGCAACTGTAGGAACTTGTGTAATCTTTGGGATTTCAAAAGTCATACCTGCATCAGGTAGAACACCCTTTGAAATTGCGTCAATAAATGGACGATCAGCATTTGCTAACGGGTTTATGATTTCTGTGAGCTGTCTCGTTGGTACGAGGCCCGCATTGTCTGTTGTGTTTGCTGCTGCTAGAAGATATTGACGTGCATTGTCATCTCCGAGTTTTGCACGAACTGTGTTCTCTAGGAATTTTTCCTTTGTGAACTCTAGGCGTGGTTCAGCGTAAAACGCTGCTGTTACTGTTGGGCGTGAGGCTTCAACCGCAGGGGTTTCTACTACAGCCTCAGGTGCTACGGCATCTGGAGTATCCAAGATGGCCTCACTTTCTGATTGTGGGATTTCGGTTAGTGCTTCATCTTCGGTTTCTGCCGCTGATGCTGCAACGCTAGTTACTGCTGCTGAATCGAACGCAGCTGCTTGAACAAGACTTGTTTCAAATAGTCTTGCTGATTGAACATACAACACGCCGTTACGTGGTTGTGATGCTAGAACTTCGACCCCAACACTAAGCCCTGAACGAAGGCCGTCTGATGCTTCGATTAGTGAGTCTGTTCCGCGGCTAGTGTTGGAGACTTTGAAAGATGCGTAAACGCCGTCTGCTGTTTCATTAAAGTTTACGGCCTTGCCGATTGGCTTCTTGGCATCGTGTTCTAAAAGTAATTTTGACTTGCCTGGTTCTGGCAGTTGAATTGAACCTTGTTCAAATACAACTTTGCCGATTGAGGTGTGTCCGATTTCGCCATCGTAAGGCACAATTTTGCCAGAGATTAGTCTGCGGCCTTGATCGCACTCAATATCGCTACTGAAGGTTAATTGCATCTGATGCACTTCCGTTCGGTGATAGTTCTTCCATTGCCATAGCATCCTGAACTGTGATTAGTCCAAGTGCCAACATTTTTTCAATTACAGCCAAGCGTTCCATTGGATTAGCACGCAAGAAGCCGGAATCTAAATCAAAAGATATGTATTGAGTTGAAGGTGTTATGTCATTCATTGACAGACGCGCTTCAATAGCAGAGATATAAGGTTGCAAAGATAAAGACACAAACTGACGGCGTTCATCTTGCACGTTTGCATAAGTCATGCTGTTGTTCATGTCTGCTGAGATGTAATACGCAGGAACGTTCATCAAACGAGCAATTTCAGTTGCCATGTATTGCTTCCCTTCCGACATCATCATGTCCTTAGGTGAAAAGGAAGTTGGTTGAAATTCTAGTGTGCTTGTTAGGTAAGCAGTTGAGCGGTTGTTACGCGCATTGCGCCATGCAGCTAATAATCCCTGAACTTCAGACTCGCCTAAGTCTGCGCCAGTATTTTTTAACACGCCAGAAGGCATTGGAGTTGCTGCTGCAACACTAGCAGCACGATCTAAATCAAGTGCAGCCGTTAATACTCTTGCGCCAACTTGCAAAACCCCGTCAGTCATGCTTTGGAAAGTTACAAGT